CTGATTTAAAAAAAGTAATAAGATCGGAATACATTAAATGTGCTAAAGATCCAGTACATTTTATGCGCAAATATTGTTATATACAACATCCACAAAGGGGACGTATACAATTTAATTTATTCCCATTTCAAGACAAAGTACTAACGTTATGGAGAGACAATCCTTATTCTATAGTATTAAAATCTAGACAGTTAGGTATATCAACATTAGGTGCTGGTTATTCTTTATGGTTAATGACATTTCATAAAGATAAAAATATTCTTTGTATAGCTACAAAACAAGAAACAGCTAAAAATATGGTTACAAAGGTTAAATTTATGTATGAAAATTTACCTTCCTGGCTGAAAATAAACGCAGCTGAAAATAATAAATTAAATCTCCGACTTGATAATGGATCTCAAATTAAAGCAACTTCTGCAAGTAGTGATGCTGGTAGATCAGAAGCAGTATCTTTACTATTAATTGACGAGGCAGCATTTATTGATAATATTGGAGAGATTTGGGCTTCAGCTCAACAAACTCTAGCTACTGGTGGTGGTTGTATAGCACTAAGTACTCCTTATGGTACTGGTAATTGGTTTCATCAAACTTGGACAAGGGCAGAGGCAGCAGAAAATGATTTTTTACCTATTAAATTACCTTGGTATGTCCACCCAGAAAGAGATGATGCATGGAGAAAAAAACAAGATGAATTGTTAGGAGATCCTAGAATGGCGGCTCAAGAATGTGACTGTGATTTTAGTACTTCTGGTGATATTGTTTTTTATAATGAATATATGGAATATTATGAAAAATCATTTATTAAAGATCCATTGGAAAGAAGAGGAGTAGATCAAAATTTATGGGTATGGGAAACTCCAGACTATACAAGAACTTATATGGTAGTTGCAGATGTTTCTAGAGGTGATGGAAAAGATTATTCTGCATTTCATGTTATTGATATTGAAAATAATGTCCAAGTTGCAGAATATAAAGGACAAATTAATACAAAAGATTATGGGCATTTATTAGTTGGTATAGCTACTGAATATAATGAAGCTATGTTAATTATTGAAAATGCAAATGTAGGTTGGGCTACTATTCAAGTAGCTTTAGATAGAAATTATCAAAACTTATATTATTCTCCTAAAAGTGATCAACCTAATGTAAATTCTTATTTTGATAAGTATCAAGATCATTCTAGAATGGTTCCTGGTTTTACCATGTCATCTAGAACTAGACCAATGGTTATAGGAAAATTTCAAGAATACATTAGTGATCAAGGAGTAACTATTCAATCAAAAAGATTAATAGAAGAAATGAAAACCTTTATTTGGAGAAATGGAAGACCAGAAGCACAATCAGGCTATAATGATGATTTAGTAATGGCTTTTGGTATTGCTATGTATATTAGAGATACGGCATTAAAATTTAGACAAAGAGGTATAGACATAACAAAACAAGCCTTAAATAATATGGGCGTCAATAGAACTCAATACCAAGGTGGTTATGGGTTTTCGAAAGGTGTTGACAATCCTTATCATATTAAAACAGATAAGGGTAAAGAAGACATTGGATGGCTCTTAAGGTAATATTTATAACAATAATTATATATTAAATGGCAGATACAAGCGTATTTTCAAGATTAAGAAGATTATTTTCAACTGATGTTATTATTAGAAATGTTGGTGGTAATCAAATTAAAACAATAGATACTGACCACATACAAAGTAGTGGTAAGTATGAAACAAATGCATTAGTAGATAGATTCAATAGAATTTATACTACTCAACCTTCATCATTATATGGTGCTCAATTTAACTTAAATTATCAATATTTAAGAACTACATTATATTCTGAATATGATGTAATGGATCAAGATGCTATTATAGCATCAGCATTAGATATTTTATCTGATGAATCTACACTTAAAAATGATATGGGTGAAGTGCTTCAAATTAGAAGTTCTAATGAGGATATCCAAAAAATATTATATAATTTATTTTATGACGTATTAAATGTAGAATTTAATCTTTGGATGTGGATTAGACAAATGTGTAAATATGGTGATTTTTTCCTAAAATTAGAAATTGCTGAAAAATTTGGTGTTTATAATGTTATACCTTACACTGCATATCATATTGAAAGAATAGAAGGACAAAACCCAGATAACCCATCTGAAATATTATATAGATGGAATCCAGAAGGTTTTGCTGGTAGTTCTTATGGTTATTATAGTGTACCTAATCAAGTAGATAATGACAATACAGGTATTACATATGAAAACTATGAAATGGCTCACTTTAGAATGGTTACAGATGTAAATTATCTTCCATATGGTAGAGCTTATATTGAACCAGCTAGAAAATTATTTAAACAATACACATTAATGGAGGATGCAATGTTAATTCATAGAATTGCTCGTGCTCCTGAAAAAAGAATTTTTTATGTAAATGTTGGAGCTATACCACCTAATGAAGTAGAAGCATTTATGCAAAAAACTATTTCAAATATGAAACGTACTCCATATATGGATGAAAAAACAGGTGAATATAATTTAAGATATAACATGCAAAATATGTTAGAAGACTTTTATATTCCAGTAAGGGGTAATGATAATGCTACTAAAATCGATACTACACCAGGTTTATCTTATGATGGTATCCAGGATGTAGAATATTTAAGAGATAAATTATTTGCAGCTTTAAAAATTCCAAAAGCATTTTTAGGGTATGATGAAAATGTTGAAGGTAAAGCTACACTAGCTGCTGAAGATATTAGATTTGCTCGTACAATAGATAGAATACAAAGAATTGTATTATCTGAATTAAATAAAATTGCATTAGTTCATTTATACACTCAAGGTTATACAGCCGAAAATATGACAAATTTTGAATTATCAATGACTACACCATCGATAATTTATGATCAAGAAAGAATTGAATTACTGAAATCAAAAGCTGAATTAGCTGGTACTTTATTGGAACAAGGTTTAGTACCATCTGATTGGATTTATCATAACATTTATCACTTTAGTGAAGACCAATATGATGAATACAGAGATTTAGCTAGAGAGGATGCTAAACGACAATTTAGATTAGACCAAATTAAAGCGGAAGGTAATGATCCTGTTACTACTGGTAAATCATATGGTACACCTCATGATTTAGCTTCATTATATGGTAAAGGCAGAATGTACGCTGAACCAGGTAATGTACCTGAACCGGAAAAATATGATGATCCCAAAGCAGGAAGACCTGTAGATAGTATTACTAATAGAGGTAAACAAGATAATAATTTTGGTAAAGATCCGTTAGGTGTTAAAAGAATGAAAGACACTGACAAAAATGAGGGTAGTAGACCACTTTCAGAATTTGAGAGTCCACAAGTGACTTTCTTAAAGAATAAGGATATTTTTAAATCCTTAAATAAGAAAAAGTTAATCTTTGAAGAAGATAAAGACGATTCTAAACTATTAGATGAATCTCAGTTGAAGAGTAACTAATTTGTACATATTTATAAATAAATATATTTTTAATGAAAATAAAACATTCTAAGTATAAAAATACTGGTATATTATTTGAATTACTAGTTAGGCAAATAACTGCTGATACTTTAAAAGGTGATGATTCTCCCGCAATCGATTTACTTAAAAAATACTTTGTAAAAACAGGGTTGGGTAGAGAATACAAGTTATATGAATCAATTCTAAAATCTAAAGTTATATCTGAAGGTAAAGCAAATTCATTAATATCAACAATTCTTGAAAATTCTAAAAAGTTTAATAGAACTTCCTTAAAAAGGCAAAAATATAGTTTAATTAATGAAATTAAAAAATATTATAATTTAGAATCTTTCTTTGGTTCTAAAATAAAGAATTATAAAGAAATTGCTTCTGTTTATACTTTAATAGAAAGTTATAATACTAAAGAAGTTACTGATATAAACCAAATAAATAACAATAAAGTTACTTTATTAGAATTTCTAACAAAACAACCAATATCTAAACCTAAAGATCAGTTAATTGAAGAATTTACAGGATACGATAAGGATTTAAGACAAATCACATATAGAGTATTATTAGAAAAATTTAATGATAAGTATGATAATTTAAGTAAAGAACAAAAAGAAATACTTAAAGAATTTATATATTCAATTGATTCTACTCCAGCTTTAAGAGAATTTTATAATAAAAAAGTAAATTTATTAAAAGATATTTTAGCTGAACAATCTAAAAATATAAAAGATAAAGCTACTAAAATTAAAATAAATGAAGTAGCAAAATTATTAACTGAATTAGATAAAACAGATAAAATTGATAATGATAATTTAGTTGATTTGTTACAATATTATGAACTAGTAAAAGAAATTCAAGTAGCAAATGGCAAAGTACAAGTTTAAACTTACTGAAATGTCCAAAACTGCATCTTCTGACGATGCAGAAAAAGAATTAGGAATACCTAAAAAGAAATTTGAGGTTGGTCAAGTTACTTACAGTGATGATGGAACAAGAAAATCTACTATTACTCAAATCAATCCAGAAACAGGAGCAGTAAGTTGGAAAATAACTCAATTACCCGGCTTTGATAAACTTTATGATGAAATGGATGATTTAGTTGATGTAGCTAAAAGAGTTTATGTTAAAACTAAAGACGATAAAAAATTCAGAGAAATTTATGATGAAGCTCGTAAATTAAGAAATAAAATAAGAACACATCTTAGAAACGAATACCCAGACGAATATAAAAATATAACTAGAATAGGTGAAGGTGATATGGATGAAGTATCTATGTCAGGGGCAGCTGGTGCTTACTTGACACCATATGCTTTTAGAATACCTAAAAAAAAGAAAAAGAAAAAAGTTGATGAACTTGCAATACCAAGTCCACAACAAGTTGAAGACCAATTAGCTGACTTAGCTCAAGCTATAAGCAGAGAAGAATTTGCTATGAAGGTTATCTATGATTTACCTTATAAAGTAAGAAAAGATGTTTTGTTAAATATGCAAAAATTATTTACACAAAATGAAAGTAAAGCATATGTTAGAGGAGTAGATAAATTAACAAAACCTAGATATGTTAAAGATAAAAATAATCCTAACTTTTTAAGAGTATTTATGGAGTACCCTACACCACCAGGAGCAGCAATAGCATATGGTAAAGAAACAATGTCAGGTCAGCTTAGAAGATTAGGTGCTATGGCTGCAATGGAAGTTATGGAAAAAGTAGGTCAGCAGTTAGAGAAAAGATATGATCTAGAAGACATTGAAATTACAGACATGAAAAATGGTAAAGTTCAATTATTTGCTGTATCAGATGATTTTATAGATGAAGACTTTAGTTATGAAAATAAATTTGGTGAATTTATAAAGGAAAGAATTGATTATGATGAAGCTTTAACATTAAGAGGTATGAAAGCTGATTTAGAAGATGAAATTGCTCAATTATATAGAGACATGGAGCAAGAAGCTGAACCAGAAGGAGGTGAAATAGCTGATTATTATGGTAACCAATTAAATAAATTAGAAGGTCGTTTATATAAAATCACAAAACAGCTTAATGATTATGATATGAATGAAAATTTTTCAGCTGGAGGTAGATCATTAGGATATTATGAAGAAGATGATGTTAATATTGATGAAATGATTGACTTAGTACATGTTAAAGAACCTGATGGTACTTTATATGGAACCGGTTCAGTAGTAAAAGTAGAAAAAGATAAAACATGGGTTAGATTTGATGGTAATACTGTTAAGAAGTTTAATAGTAATAGAGTAGTACCAGTACAGGAAGGTAAAGATCCTGGAGCAACATTAGGTCCAGGTCCAAAAGCAGGTCCAGATGGAGTTAATGATAATTATTATGTAAAAGCATTTAAATATAAATTAGTACCTAAAAACAAAAAAGGTACTTATGTTCAACCCCCATCAACTCTACCAGTTCGTAAACTTTGGAAATAAGGTTAATATTTATAACATGAATAATAGGAGAATTAAGGAAGAAGAAGACAAATTAGAAAAATTTCAACAAAGCCGTATTGACGCCTTTGATGAAATAGAAAACAATTTAGATGTTCTTATAAAAAAATTAAGACAAGCTAAAATTGCAACAATAAAATATTATAGACAGGATGAACCAAAAAGTTATTCTGTAGTATTTGGAACGGATTTAATTAAAGATTATTTAAAAGACATTGATACATTGTTAGAAAATTAAAAATATGAAAACATTACAAGAACAATACAATTTAATCAAAGAAGGAAAAGGCCATAAAGGTGTATTCTTAAAGGAAGCTAAAAGAAAGTTTCCTGATATGATTAATAAAGCAGCTACTTATGATCAAGCTACATATATCTTGAAAAAAAGAAGTGTAATAAATGAAAACTATATTGATATGAAACCAATCAATACAATAGAAGGTAGAGAAAAAGAAAGCTGGGAAACTAAATTTAATAATTTTTTAACAGAAGCAGGAGAAAAATCATTAAACCCAATAGTAAATAATGATTTAAAATCTAATACTAAGGAACAAGAAGAAAAAGTATCTGCTGATCCTAAATATAAATTTGAAATTGAAAATGGGTCTTATGGTCAATATAAAAATGTTTCTGATGGTGTTGAAAATATAGCTTCAAGAAATTATGATTATTCACCTAAAGTAGATAATATTAACAATGTTAATGCTCAAGAATTACAAGTTGGTATTTATGCTGAAGTAAAAAATAATCCAAAATTAACATTAGAAGAAGCTCAAGCTAAAGTAATTGCTAACTTAGCTAAAGACCCAATGCACTATGTTAAAAATGGTCAATTTGGTGTTGATGGTTTAGGTTATCAAACGGAAGCAGCTGGTTTAGGTAC